AGTTCTTGTAATTGTTTTGAAACTACAAAGTATCTATTTGTTTCAAAATCTGCAACAGAGTTTTCTAAGTTTCCAGAACTGCCATGATTTATTTCTATTTCAAACCTTGCAAACTCTCCACTCAAGGTATCGGTTTCTGCAAAGTCTACAAGAATTCTAACTGTTTCTGGAATTGCAGAAGAGTCTCCATTTTTACTTATTAAAGAAAATGCTAATCTTAATTCATCAATAGGTGAGTTTCTTGTAAAGTCAACATTTGCTCCAGTTAAGTGAATATGATTTGATCCTTCTTCAACAACAAAGTGATCAAAGGTTGGACCGCTTTCTGAACTAACAGTTAAATCTGCATCATCACCTTGAATTAAAATAACATTATTTAAAAATCTGCATCTTTCATATCTGTTTCCACGAGAGGTTTTAAAAAATATAGCATTGTCTGCATTTGTTTGAAAAACTGAATCTGCTACTGCAATAACGTTGTCATCTTCTGGATCATCTAGTGGTGCGGTAACGGTATTAATTGCAGTTGCTGCAGAAGCCGTATGGTGTTGCCAATTTTCTCCAGTGGTAAAAGCAAAGACTGTTTTGCTATCATAGGCTCCAGCAGAGGGATTTGATCCTGCAGAGTATAGCCCTACTTCAGATATTTCATATCTTTCTTCTGTTGGTAGTTCTGCGGTTAGAACAATTTTATTTATACCGCCCTCACTTACAAACCCTCTAGATGAAATTGGAACACGAAACATTTCAAAATCAAGGTTTTCTTTTGTTGCAAAGTTATCTGCTACATCGCCAGTTTCTAAAGGGGTAGGACCACAGCCAACAGCCAAAAATGAAGCATAGGCAGGGGCTTGACCAAGCATATACTTACCAATAATAGTCTTACCAGTGTTAGTTATCAAGAGGTTATTTCTCCAAATTCCGCTTCATATATTGTACCACTTGTAGTTATTTCTACTTGAATTTGTTCATCAGGCTCAAGATTAATAGCCTCTACAATCATATTTCCTGTATTCTCATCTAGATAAACATATGCTCCATTTGGACCAGTTCCTGGTTCTGGAACTTTGTTTTCAAGTTTAATAGAAAAATTTGCAAAATATTTGTCTGAAGTAGACTGAAGACTAAGAATATTATTTGGGTTATATTGTTGTTGAATTGATGAAAGGTTTTTAATAGGTTGATAGGAAACTTGTTGTCCATTAACAATATCATTACGTGCTATATTTATTAACTCGTGTCCACCAATATTTTCAAATATAATATCAGCCATAACCTCAATTGGAGTAGATTCATCGTCAAATAAAACCGTGTCTATTGGTGCTGTTTTAACTGGAGGTGGAGGTGGTGCTATAACTGCTGCGGTTATTGTTGCTGGAGTTGCTGGTACTGCTGCTACTGTTGTTCCGCCACTTGGGCTACCACCATTTGAGGTGCCGCTATCTGTGTTACCACTAGGAACAAAAACTGAAGTTCCTAATGGACTTGTCTGTGATTGTATTTGTGTTTGATATGCATTTTCATAAGCATTTAAAGCACTTTGAATTTGTTTTGTTGTTGATCCTGGCTTTGCACTAATTGCTTCTAATGCAGCACCTGCTGACTGAAAGTTTTGATAAGATTTACTTGTTGTGTCAACTCCTAAAATTTGTTGAGCCTTTTGCACTCCAGTATCTGCTTGAACTGCTGCTAAGGCCTCTCTAACTGCTTTTTCTTCTTTTGACATTTTAGATTTTGACATTTTACACCTCGCTTAAATAAACAGTCATATTTGGACCACTGTTATTTCTAAAATAATCAATATTATATACTACGAAACGACTTGAATCAGATGCAACAAGATCTAGTCCAGAAGAGTCTTTATAATCAACAGTTACAATATCTCCAAGTTGTAATGTTGGAATTGAAAATAAATTTACACCAATTGATTTTTTAGGATGCATAATTTTATTAATAATCCAACCCATAAGAGCCTGAGCATCATCGTCTGTTTGAATGTATATACTATCAATAGAAAATTCATTTTTGCCATATATCATTCTGCTTTGCCTAATTTCGTCATACTTTGCTTTTTCTACAAGCGGTGAAAATACTAAAGAACTACCTTGAAATTCTGGATCAGAAAGGTTTCCACGTTTTTTAAAATACTCATCAACAGTTAATTCGTGAGTTGTGTCTTGTGTAAATGTTACTCCCTGAATTCTTAAATAATTTCCAGTTGTTTCGTCAAGACTTAAAGCAGTATCTGTAGCATTAAATATCAAAAATTCTGCACCATAAGAGTCTGCTAAAAACCCAGAAGTTGTGTACCCCTTAATTCTATTAAATGTTGGAGATAGTTGTGCATAAAGAGCAGGGTATGCACGATCATATCTAACATCAAAATAAGCGCATTCACGCATAATAGAACCAAATTCTTCAAAATACAAACCATATTCTGGAGGTTGTTGTGCGCTTATTCCAGAAAGATGTGTTGCCTGAACAATTCCACTCATTGCATATTTTCTAAATGATTCATTAGCATTAATTTTACCCTCCGATAATGCAGAGGCTAAGGTTTCTCCAACAGTAAAAACTGTATTTTGAGAATAATTTTCAGATAAAGCATATATATTTTCAAACATACATCTTGATGATCCACGAGTAAACAAAGCCATGTTATTATAAATTGGCAACGGATCTGAGTCGTCAACAACTTTAACTAACTTATTATTAATATATAAATAAAATCTTCTTATCTTACCAATATCTTGATACTCTACAGACAAGTCATACACTGTTGGGTTTTCTTCTCCTGCCATTCTGTATTGACCAGTAAATCTTCCATCATCAACAAGAATTTTTGAAAGGCCGCCCCAAAGTTTAACAGGTATTGCGTTTGTATTTGACGAATCTTTTTTAATTTTATAAAATAAAATATTATTGATTGATTTTTCTGCATTTCCTTTTGTATCAAATTTTAAATAGGAGTTAATGTTATCTTCTGTTAAAGCAACTATTTCGAAATAATATCCATTGTTTGTTTCTGGGTTTAACAATACTGCCAAACCTCCAGACCCACCACCAATGCTAACTGTCTGGTCTGGTTGAATTCCAGAAGCCTGATAATAAGTTGTGCTGCCAATTGGAGTTTGTGTTCTGCTTGTATTGTTTTCTATTTTGCCAACTATCCTCATTCTAGTACCAAAATGTTTATATGCGCTGTCAAGGTTTTTATAAACATATGAAACAAAGTTTAATGGGGTTTCTGTAGTTTTAAAAGATGGGCCATTTATTACAAGTGCAGATGATTGAATTGTTCCAGACTGTGTTGATTTAAGATTATTTACTTGAGTCTCTGTTAAATAATTTGTTGCCATAAAGTTTTTTATAACTCCAGTACGAGTTGTTTGTCTTGCTAAAACGTTATTAACTCCTGCTGCTCCAGTAGTAGTTGATGGGTAGGTAACGTCTTCATCAAGTGCTGTGGTAAACATAAATTGTGACTGCATATCTACTCCACGAACATAATCATTGTTAGCCCAATAATCGTCTATTCCTGCTGTGTGAGATGTTATAGTTGTGCCAAATTGTGCACGGCCATGGTCTACTACCGCTCCATTTTGCAGTCTAGTGATTCCATCAACTGTTTCATAATATGGTGTTGCATATATTCTAACTAAACCTGTTGGATATATTTTTCCATTAAATGGCAATGAAGAAAAATAACTTTGATATTCTTGATTGCTACTAATAAAAACATTTCCAGTACCAGTTATATTAAATTCTACAGCATCATATTTAATGATTTCCCCATTTGAGTAAAAGTATCCTTGATATCTTGTAAGCCAATAAACATTTTCTCCAAGATCAAATATATTATTTGTCATTGCATGATTTACAACTGTAGGAGCCGAAGAAGATAAATTAGAGTTTAATGGCATTGCACCTAAAACATAGTTGCTTTGATTTGAAGCAACCTCATTAATTGTTTTTGTATTTTCTGTTCCAGATACTTCCCACAACAATGATGGTTTATATATCCAAGTTTTATCTTGATCAATCATGCTTGACTGCTTAATTGATCCGTATGATCTTTGAATATATCTAGTAGTGTAATTAATTTTTCCATCATTATATATTTTATTGTCTTGAGATGCTATAGATATAATATTAGGCAAGTTTCCAGAACTTGAATTTTCAATAACTCCAGTATCGGTTTGATTTGTTGATCCAGAAATAACAAAATCTGTACCCCTTTGACTTTCTGTTGGCATTAAATAATCTTTGCTCATAACAATAAAATTGTTGTATTCATCAAAAAACATTGC